CCGACGCCGTAATGGTAGGTTCCCTGCTGGCTGGCTCCACAGAGACACCGGGCGAAGTTTACTATGATCGCGATGGAGGACGCTGGAAAACCTATCGAGGAATGGCATCCAAAGAAGCGCAAATTGATTGGCGAGGTAAATATTCCTCCTTCGAAGGAGTGGCTAGCCGAGTGGCCCACCAGGGACCCGTTAGGGCTGTGCTGGACGATTTGGAGAAGGGTATTCGTTCTGGTTTCTCGTATAGTGGAGCGCGAACTTTAACAGAATTGCAGACCAAGGCTATTTTTGTAGAGCAGACGGCTTCGGGGTTGTCTGAAAGCGGTACGCACATTCAAGGCCGCATGAGATAATGGAAATAGACTACGGCAAGCTGACCAAGCGTGTAGTTTTCACGGAAAATGATCATCGCCATGCGCAGTTTTTGATTAAACTAAAACAAGACGGACTTACACAAGCTGCATTTTTCCGGCAGATTCTAAGTGGATACCTCCAGGGTGATGAACGCATTCAGTCGTTTGTGGACGAACACAAGCCCCAGTCTAAAAAGCACAAAAAGAAAGTTCGTGAGCGCAGAGAAGCCGGTCAGCAGTCACTAATTGATCATGGATTTTCCGAGGAACAGATAGAAGATTTATATGACCTAATAGCTGAGGAGCACCCAGAATTATGAAACCCCCCCAACCGGGCTTGCTGACATGTAGTCAGATTTGTTTAGATAAACAGGTCGAGTGTCCAAATAAAGACTGTAAATATTGGATAGACTATAAAAAAGAGCAAAATTGTACACTAGTATCTATTTATGTTAACGGACCGATGACACTACGACAAGTGGGAGAACGCTTACACATTTCATTCGCCCGTGTTAAACAAATTGAATCGAAAGCTTTGAAGAAACTCAAATCTCTCATCGGCGGTGATACAAATTTGTTTTTTTAGGTCTTTAGTGGAACAAACCACTATTTATTTTTGAGTTAACGTAACTGTACTTTTAAGGAGAAAAACTAATGGCTCGCAAAACTTTATTAACCGAAGGCGAAATTCGTCAATTTATGAAACTCGCTAATTTATCCCCGGTCGCCAAAACACGACTGAACGAAATGGGAGCGTTAGGCGAACAGGACGACGAGCTAGATGTTGCGCTCGACGTTGAAGAAGAACCACTCGATGATGATGGAATGGAGGTAGATGCCGCCGAACTGGATGTCGAGGAAGAGCCAGCCGATGACATGATTTCTTTAGGAGACTTTGTTCAAGCGCTTGAACAGGCAGTTGAAGATGTGACCGGACAACCCACAGACGCAGATCTTGAAGGAGGTGAGGAAGAAGATCTTGACATGATGGGCGGCGAAGATGACCTTGAAGTTGATGCACTTGAGGTAGGAGTCGATGAAGATCCCCCTGGTGGAATGGATGTTTATGAGGAAGGCGGCCAATCTGCCGGCGATCAATCCGCGAGCCGCGCAGACTATATGCATCAACACGATAAAGATCCCGAAGAGGACGAAGAAGAGCGCGAGAAGTACGACAGAACTCATAAGGGGCACGGTGCTCGCAAAGGCGATCAAAGCGCAACTCGTTCGGACTTTAGAGATCGCATGGTTGGCCGCGCCAAGCAGCGCAATCGGGATAAGCTCAAGAGCGCTAGAAATCCATTTTCAGTCGGAGAGAATCTCGATAAAGATGCTCTCGTTGCGGAAGTGGCCAAGAGAGTTGCCGCTCGTCTCCAACAAGAGAGTCAGCGCGACACGATGGTGGATGACTTGACTGAAAGAATTTTTAAACGTCTTACCCAAAAATAATTTGACTTTCATAGAGTAAGATGATACAATAACCACTGGGAGCAATCCAAGTGGTTATTTTTTTAGGTGGTGCATGGAATACATTTTATATTTGCTAATTTTTATATTCGGCTATTTTACTTGCAAGGCTGTTTATTTTCTTCGTTCACTAACAACAAGCATGGCATTGATTCGTTTAGCGCAATTAGTGGCGCTTTCGATTTTTGCAAAAACATTGGAAGATATTCATTATGCGCGAGTGGCCAAGATGGAAGGCATGCTCAAAAACAAAGAAAGTCAGCACAATGTTCAAGCATTTGTATATCGTTTTGAAGACGAGATGGCTAGTTATAAACGGAGATGTATTAAAGGTTTAATCGATCTCCATCCACAGATATTTCACGAAACCATACAGTTCGATGATTGGAAATCGGCCATGAAATTCTTGAACGATCACCAATCGACCGTCGAACATATATTAAGAGGGGAACCCACCAATGATTAAGAAACTAAAAGAGGCCATTACCTCGATAGCAGGACCAGGGGAGGGCGAACCAGACGTTATTTTGGTGCAAGCCCCAGGCCCTAAAGAACCTGAATTGCAGATGATTGGACTTTTTGCTGAAGTGGTAGAAGAGAAGATTGCTGAAGTGGTGCATGCGATGTTGTATCTTAATGAAGTCAACAAAGGTAAAAGTGCAAAAGCCAAGCAACCGATTGAATTTTATATTTCGACGTATGGCGGTTCGGCTGATGATATGTTTGCACTTTATGATGTAATGAGATTGGTGCGCGAAGACACTGACATCAGCACGGTGGGTTTAGGAAAGGTAATGTCGGCCGGTGTACTATTGCTAGCGGCCGGCACCAAGGGAAAACGCAAGGTTGCCCGCAATTGTCGTATTATGATCCATTCGGTGATTGGTGGCAACCATGGCAGTCTGCATAATATGATAAATGAAATGGAAGCTATTGAGCAACTGCAGGAAATGTATATTAAATCTTTAGCATCTGAGACCAAGATGTCAAAATCTCAAATAAAAAAGATGTTAGAGCGCAAAGTAAATGTTTATTTAACTGCCAAAGAAGCTGTCGAATTAGGCATTGCCGACATAATTATATAGGGAGGCAGTTATGTCTGAATTATCTGAAATTTTAAAAGAAGAATACTTAAAACAAATTAACAAACTAAATTTGAAAATGTTAGTGGAAATGATCGAAGAAGCGGTCGAAACATCGGCAGTTTCGGAAGAAGTAGAGATGCCCAATATTCCTGACAACGAACAGGAAACAATGGAAATGATTCTTAAAATGATACCCAACATTGAGGTTTCTGAGATTGGGTGGTCAGATGTAAGAACGCCTGCTGATGCCGAAGAAATTAAAGGCCCTCAAAGAAAATTATTGGAAGATTATTTAAAGAACATCCAAGGAAATGATTTTGCTGATAAGATCGGTAGCGTATCTAAATTTTATACTGACGGCACTGGAATGATTGAAAGATCAGCCGGCGGCGATCGAACCAAGAGAATCGTTCAAGCAATCTCATACCTTGTATTTTATAAAACGCTGACCAAAGTGATCACTAATTTTAACGCATCGTCTGCTGGCTTTAGTTTTGAATCGTTTTTGGCTGCGCTTGTAGACGGTTTCCAAATTCCAGCTAATACTGGCACAATTGCAGACTATGTTGATCGCGCAACAGGGAAAGAAATACCCGTTAGTTTGAAGCTATACAAAGAAGGCAATCTAGAGGTAGGAGGCAGCTATACCGATTTGGTCAACGACTTAGTTGATCCTAAATATCCCGGCTCGATTGGTGGTGCCATGAGATATGTTGTCTGCACTAAAACATTAACGGGAGATGACTTGGAACAAGAGGGCCAAATTGATTTCTATCAGTTTGATTTTTCGCTAAATAATGTGATGGACATTATTGCACAATCTAAGCCAAAGTCTAAAATGTGCATTCGATTACCGCGAGAAGTATTATCGGCACTCAAAGCAGGCAGAACCGATGGCGTTAATCTTACCGATCGTCTGCCGAGTGAAACAAATTTACCTAGCGATGAAGACTTAGAAAAGCTTTTTATCAAACATTTGGATGACATTCTCACAGAAAAAGGAATTGCCTTATCTCAACAACAGACAGAAGAGTTTTTGCAAGCCTTAAACTATGCGAAGAATGATGAATTGTTTAAAGATTTTATGCCAACGATGGGTGATGAAAAGGTTAATAAAGGCGTAGTTCGCGGCCGTTCTGCGGTCGACAAAAACTACGTTAAAAACATCACAAAAGATTTTGAATGGTACGGCTCACTTACAAAAGGAGAGCAGCGCATTAAACTAAGATCAGATGACTTAGCCACTCAGGTAAACAATGCCAATGGCAGAGTTGTTAATGATCTCTCTAAGTCTCGTCAAGCCGATGAAAGAGCAAATGAAATAAAGAGAATGGTTAATGAGGGAGAGTTCTTAGATCCTGAAGAGTCTGCAAGAGAGTACAAGATGCTCGGTGAAAGACAGCGCCGTGTTGCACTGCGAAACACATGGGGCTATCTAACACGCGGTCACTTCTCATTGAATCAAAATCAAGCCGTAAATCCGGGTGAACCCACTAACACTTTAAACTTGGGTTCTATTATGGTTGGTAGGCAAATGGTTGCAAATGTCGTTAAAGATATTAGAGATATTTTGAACGAAGAAGTAACAGAAATTTTCCAATCGTTAAAGATTCTATCGGACAGTTTAAATTCTTTTTTCGCCGGCGGTTTACAAGACGATGGTTTAGCGTCGACTTCTGTTGACAATGCGAACAATATTAGCTCAAAAGAAATTCTTAAAACTAACAAATAGACCTTGACATTTGGCGAATACAGGGTTATAATAATATTCTAGCATAGAGGTATCAATGTCCAGAGATTATTCTGATAATCAAACATTACAACAAAAAATTATCAAGGGGGCCAATGTTTTAGCAGACAACGTTGCTTCCACACTTGGTCCGAGAGGACGAAATGTTCTGCTACAAGAGAAAGGTAAAAATCCATTTATTACCAAAGATGGGGTAACGGTTGCTCAATTTGTGGCACTTCAAGATCCTTTTGAAAACGCCGGTGCACAGATTATAAAACAAGCAGCCATAGAAACTAATAACGTAGCGGGCGATGGTACAACCACATCAACAGTGTTGGCTCGGGCTATCTTGAGAGAGTCGCAAAAATTTATTGCCACTGGCGCATCACCTACGGAACTTCAGCGGGGTATTGATTTGGCAGCAAAAGAAGTAGCCACAAACCTTAAATCTGCGGCCACTGCGATCACCAGTATTGATGATATAGAAAAGATTGCAACCATTTCTGCTAACAATGATTCTACAATTGGTAAACTAATAGCAACGGCAATCGACAAAGTTGGTCAAGACGGTTCAATAACCATCGAAGAATCACGCTCAACAGAAACTAGCTTAGATATCACAGAAGGGTTTCGATTCGATTCTGGATTTTCAGCAGGCGCTTTCGTTACCGATGAGCGTCGCTCTATCATGACTCATGAAAATCCGTTTTTGCTTGTGACTGATTATAAGATTGCAATGGTTGAAGATATTCTGCCGATATTAGAAATGATTGCCAGAGAGAACAGGCCATTAGTTATCGTAGCTGAAGATATTGAGGGGCAGGCACTCGCAGCCCTGATTATGAATTCGGTAAGAGGTACTTTAAAAGTAGCAGCAATTAAGGCTCCGTATTACGGCGACGAGAGAAGGAATACGTTAGAAGATCTTTCAATATCAACAGGTGCAACTTTTGTAAGCAGAGAAAGTGGACTTAAATTATCTGAAATACGTATGGAACATTTGGGATCTGCGAAGAGTATTGAAAGTAGTAGATATAAAACCGTAATTGTCGGCGGATCCTGCAATATCGATTCGCTTGAATCTAAAATTGAATCATTAAAAAACGACATAAAGCACACAGACTCACTGAGCACATGCGAACAAATACAAGGCCGCATCGTCCGGCTTTCGTCAGGCGTGGCAGTTATTCATGTCGGCGGTACGACTGAGGTGGAAATGATCGAACGGAAACATAGGATCGAAGATGCATTGGAGGCTGTAAGATCTGCACAAGAGGGAGGTATTGTTCCCGGTGGTGGTACTGCTTTACTCCGTGCATCTAGAACTTTGGTCGTTACGACTGATAGTTCCGAACAGGCACTTGGAGCCTCAATTATTAGAGCAGCTTGCGAAGAACCAATCAGACAGATGGCTTTAAACTCCGGTGAATCTCCAGATTTAATTGTCCAGTCAGTTTTGACAGGAGATTCTGAATCTTGTGGTTGGAATTTTCTAACAAATAAGTGCTCAGATTTATTAGAAGATGGAGTTATTGATCCAGTTAAAGTAACAGAGACTGCCCTTCAAAATGCTGCAAGTTGCGCTGGCACCCTGATAACTACCAATTATGGTATTATACAAACGGAGGCTGAATAATGCAACAAGGAGATTTAGTATATATCCCACAAGGAG